CAGGCGCAGATGACGGCTTTACAAACGGTGCTGCAACCATTGCTTGCGCTGCATCTGTAAGCGCTGCAAGTGAGCGTATCCAAAACGGCACGGCAACAATTGCTTGCGCGGCGAGCGTTTCATCCACTGGCGAGATTATGCAGGTGTATATTGAAGGTGCGGCAACAATTGCTTGCACATCTTCCACAACAGCAAGCGCGGTTACTTACAACACTGCAACGGGCTATCGTGAAGGATACGGTCAAGGTTTATACGGCACATTTTCATACGGTGCTAACCAAAGTGTTGAGAATGCGACAGCAACAATCGCCTGCACTTCAACTGTGTCAGCGTCGGCGCAAGCTGTTCGTGATGCCGCGTTGTCAATTTCGACATCCTCAAGCGTAACTGCAAGCGCCGTGTCTGATGTTGTTGGCGCTGCAACCATTGCTGCAACGTCCATATTTACGTCAACTGCAAGCGCCACTGTTGAGGCCAACGTAGCGTCTGCATCAGCGGTCAGCGCAATGACGGCAAGCGGTGAATTAAAGTGGACTGAAGCAAGCGCGGTCAGCACCACTTGGATTGAAGCAAACGCAGCAAACACAAATTGGACAACATCTGATCTATTAGAAAGGGCTGCATAAAATGGCTACTCAAACGACAAACTACTCATGGAATATGCCAGCCATAAACGGCGATGAAGATGCATGGGGTTCATATTTAAATAACAATATCAGTAGCTTAGATAGTTTATTAGGCGGCGTTGACAACACTGAGTTTCAAATCCTAAACGGCGCAACCGTTACGACAGCCGAGCTTAATTATTTAGATGGCGTTACTTCAGCCGTTCAAACCCAGCTAAATGCAAAAACTGGCAGCTTGGCAGATTTAAGCGTTTCATCAACGGCGGCAGAGTTAAACACTTTAGATGCTGTAAGTCGTGGGTCATTAATTTATGGCAATTCTTCTGGAGCAACAGCCCTGCTAACAAAAGGCACGGCCAATCAAATACTCACATCTGACGGTACTGATATTTCGTGGCAAAATGCGTCAAGCGGCGGCGGTCTAACCCAGTTAGCCACTTTAGATGCAAATAATGCAGACACTTTTACATTTACGGGACTGCCTGCGACTGCAAAAATGTTTGTACTTACTTTTTACGCCCCAAATGCTCAAGGCGTAAATTATGTTAGATTATCAAACGACAGCTCAATGATAACAAGCGGCTATCAAACAATATTAATTCAAGGCACATCAGGCCAAGCCCCAATTACACGAGATGAATCTGGCGGAATAGCAAAAACGCAAAACACATCTGGCAGCGAAGTCGTAACAGGTCAAATTATTATAACTAGGGCCGATGGTACATCTGGCAGCACCTTTGATTACACTGCTCAAAGCTCAATCGGAATTGGTGATAATATTTTAAATCTTGTGTCTGGCAATATTACATTACCAGCAGTTTTAGAAAGAATTGAAATAGATTTTAACGGAAACTCAACTGAGGGCGATGTTACGTTGTATGGAGTTTAAAGATGGCAGATACTAAAATTGAAATAAACTGTACGACAGGTGAAAAAACCATCGTCAACAAATCTAGCGATGAGGTGACTGCAAAGCAGTCTAGGTTAGCAGCGCAACTTGCGGATAACGTTCGTGAAAAAAGAAATGCGCTTCTTGCTGAGACAGATTACCTTGCCTTGGCAGACTTAACAATGTCGAGCCAAATGACAGCCTACCGTCAACAACTTCGTGAAGTGCCGCAACAGTCAGAATTTCCAGCCACAATTTCATGGCCGACAAAGCCGTAGGATAAAGCATGCCGCTTATACCCCTTAATATTCCGAACGGCGCACATCGAAACGGCACTGATTTAATGTCAGCAAATCGTTGGCGCGATGTAAACCTTGTCCGTTGGCATGAGGGCGCATTGCGTCCAATCGGCGGCTGGCGTCAGCGACAAAGCGTAAATCTGTCAGGTGTTCCGCGTTCTGTTTTGGCGTGGGAAACAAACGCCGACGTGCGCTTTATCGCTGCTGGAACGCATGATAAACTTCATATTATTGACGCTGGCGGCACGGCTTCTGACATCACACCAAATACTTTTACGGCAGGGCGCGTAAATGCGACTTTAAACACGGGCTACGGCTCTGGCCTATATAATGACGAAACTTACGGCACACCTCGCGCTGACGCAGATATTGTGTATCGCGCAACAACTTGGAGCCTTGAAAATTGGGGTGAATATCTTTTAGCAATGCACTCTGATGACGGCAAGCTGTATGAATGGCAGTTAAACGCTTCAACTGACGCTGCATTACTGTCAAACGCGCCAACGAATTGCAGCGCTATGATGGTGACTGAGGAGCGTTTCGTTGTCTGTTTTGGCGCTGGCGGCGATCCGCGTAAGGTGCAATGGAGCGATCAAGAAAACAATAATCTGTGGACGGCGGCAGCGACCAATCAAGCTGGTGATTTACGCATCCAGACCAACGGTGTTATTCTAGCTGGTTTACGCACACGCGGCCAAGCGCTTATAATTACAACTGAAGATGCGCATGCGATGACCTACCAAGGCCCACCTTTTGTTTACGGCATTGAACGTGTTGGCACAAGCTGTGGCATGGTCGGCGCAAAGGCAGCGGCAACCGTCGATGCAGGCGTATTTTGGATGGGCGATAGGTCTTTTCACATGTACACGGGCGGCCAAGTTCAAACGATTTCTTGCGAGGTTGGCGATTACGTTTTTTCTGACATTAACAAGGATCAAATGACAAAGGTTAACGCCGTTGTAAACTCTGAGTGGTCAGAAATTACATGGTTTTATCCGAGCGCTAACTCAATGGAGAATGACCGCTACGTGAGCTTTGATTATGTCGAAAACATTTGGACAACTGGCACGTTAGATCGCGTTAGCGGTTTGGATAAAGGTACGTTTAGATACCCAATGTATTTTGACGCTTCTGGCATTCTTTACGAGCATGAGGTTGGAACGTCTTACTCTGGCGCTACGCCTCATGCCGAAACAGGGCCAATCTCCATTGGCAACGGCGACAATGTGATGAACGTTGTGGAACTGTTGCCTGACGAAAAAACGCAAGGCAGCGTCACAGCCAAGTTTAAAACGCGACTTTATCCAAATGCAAGCGAAACGACGCATGGCCCGTTTACAATGACCAATCCTACAAACGTCCGTTTCCAAGGCAGGCAAGTCAGAATGCGCGTAGAGGGCGCTGGCTCTGATTGGCGCGTTGGGATAATGCGCCTTGATGCTCGCACAGGTGGACGTAGATGAGTACGTTAGGCCCACCACCAATTACGGATAATTTTCGCATTTGGGCGCAAAGTTTTACCAAGTGGGTGCAGCGTTCTTTGCCCGTCATGGTTTCACGGCGCGGTTATGACACACCAAGCGAGGATGGCGTTTTGCTTTGGGATAGATCAGCCCTTTATCCAATCGTAAGTAGAAGCAACGCATTCCGTGAGGTTGTTGTTAAAAACACAGTACCAGCAAGCTCTGTTGGCGTGGCTGGCGATAAAGCTGGTTTGGTAAGCTGGGACGCCAACTACATCTACGTTTGCACAGCATCTCACAATGGGTCTGCAAATATTTGGAAACGCGCCACACTCTCAAGCGGAGCTTTCTAATGGATCAACTAACACGTTGCAGGCCGCTCATTGAAAACGCGCTAAAGCACAGCGGAAATACGCATGATTTTATTGACGTAGCTGAAGGCGTCTACAAAGGTTTAATGCAGCTTTGGCCGCTTAAAAAAAGTTGCATTGTTACGGAAATAATCAGCCACCCTCAAAAAAAGGTGCTGCACATTTTTCTTGGCGCTGGCGACCTCACAGAAATTTTAAGTATTCATCTTGACGTGTTAGAATTTGCTAAATCGCAGGGCTGCACGGCTATCAGCATGAACGGGCGTAAAGGCTGGGAAAGAGCCTTAAAGAAATACAACATTGACGTTTTGCACGTCGCATTTTGGAAGGACATCTAATGGCAAAAGGTGGCAGCAGTACATCANNAGTTGAATATCCACGCGAAATAATGGATCCAGCGGTGCGAAACATTCAGCGCGGCGAAGATTTGGCACGACTTGGAGATATTCCTTACATGGGGCCAGATGTAGCCGCACTCACGCCAAGGCAGCAAGCGGCGATGCAAAACACTGACGGTGCATTAAGTGCGTTTGGCATGGGTACGTCTGGCCCAGTAAATGCTGGCATGCCTCAAGCACAAGATTACAACGGCATGTCAGCTTACAGTAGCTATCCAATGTATCAACAAAGCGTTGACGCATTTCGTCAAGCTCGCCCCGGCCAAGCCGCTGCGCGTGATGATTTTTTCATTGATCCAGTAACGGGTCAGATGCCAACGCCGCCAGATCAGGGGTTGCCGGTTCAACCTATGCCAGCCCAAGGTGGGCCAGTTCAGCAAGAAAGCAGCAGGCCAAGTATGACCGAGCAAAACTATGATGCTATGGTCAGGGGAAACAGCTACGGTGGCAACTACCAAGCGCCAACGCCTAATGCTGGCGGCAGTGGCATTTTCGGCTATCAATCTTTTAACGATATGTTTGACGGTGGTGGGCCGGGTATGCAAAGCAATTTTTACGACAATGACAACGATCCTACCAACCGCGTCGGTGGAATAGCTCGCGCCTCAAATATCATCAGTCAAAACTCCACCGCAAATAGTGGCGTTTCGGCTAGCGACTCTGGACAGAAATCTACAAATCCAGACAAATGCGTTGTGGCAACTCACGCTGTTGCGAGTGGCGCATTTACGC